AGTGCGGCAATAAAAAGCGCGGGCCGAACGGCGGTGTCTGCGGGCGTTGCGGCGGTGCCATCGACTATTTGCCAGCAGCGGACTTATCAGTCACCCGTAGTGCATCGAGCGCCGTTGGTGAATAGTCATTGATTCGTTCTTTAGCAAACTTCGTTATCTGTTCTTCTGAGTAACCCAGTTCTCTGAGTATCTGACTCGTGGGAACTCCCAACGTACTTTTAAGCTGGGCGTTCTGAATCATCTCGGCCTCGCTTCGGGGTGAAGCATCCGCCCATTGGGCGGACAGCGGAGCCTTACTGCTTTCTGCCGTGTTAGTCTTGATCCGCAGAGCGAACTTCATTACGTCTTCCCACACGTTACCAAACGATACCTGCTTTCGCTTGACCTTGGACGTGAATGGAGCTTCAGCAGTCTTCAACGACTCCCCGGAAGGAAACTGACCAGACATCGGCATGATGTAATGCAAGGGGGTTCTCGATACGCGGGCGATTTCTAATCTGAATGATTCCTGAACCTTGATGAATGGTTCTAGCTGGGCTGCGTCGAACTGGCCAAACTTTGCGTTCTCTGCTGGAATAGCCCAGATGCGATCAGCGCCCGGATCGAACGGTCTGACGGGTTTTCCAGTCTCCGGGTCTTTTGGGATCACCATGCCGGTGATCCATCGTTGAGGGAACGATTGAAACTCCATCCCAACCAGCATATCAGCCACGGATTTATTGAGGGCATCCTGTAGAGGTTTAATGTTCACCAATTCGCTTTTACCGAGGGCTCCGATCTTTGCATTGTTCCCAAAATGGAACACCGGAATCTGATTGTACTCGTTCGGGAGTGGCCACGGTTCGTCAGGTGTCTCGAATGGCTCAAACTGATTATCTTGATTTGGCAGGCTGCCTTGATCTACGTTCGCACGGGTGATGTATTTCTCCGTCGAGTCAGGTTTGTAGACGTTCAGCAGCATTTTCTTTCGATCTGGGGTCAGCCACGACTTTATCGCAAGGATGATCCTGCCGGGCGCTGCCGAATCAAACTGAACGTTGATAATCTCCCCGCAGTTTGGATAGATGCACGGTTCTCGATTCTCGTCCGGCCACACAATCACGTAGGCATCGCCGGACATGAACGATTCAAGGTGAACCTGATAGGCGCGTTGGTCCATTCGGTTCGATTGCCACAATTCCCACGCAGCTTTCGCCATCTCGCTATTCGCATCTTCAGCTCCGAACCCAACGATGTCCAAACGATCAGCGCATGCGTCAACAACCGGAGCACAGAGGTTGTCAGCGAACGCGCGGAACATCGGACCGAAGGCATTCCAGAACTTCTCCGAAGCGAAGTTGAGATTATGCGCACCCTCGTAATAATCGCAGTAAGTCTTATATGTAGCACGACGCGCATATAAGTCTTTGAGCAACGCAAGTGCGGCTTCATCGATCATCGCTTACCGGGAATAGAAGTTTCGATCCGAAGAGTCTACCAACGTCTCGGTTATCGCCCAGACCATCGCGTCCATCCTGTTTGGAGACTCAGCCATCGACGGGTCCCATTGGGTCATCTCATCTTCGAGCCGTGCAAACGTACCAACGTGATGAACCTTGGATTGTTCGTAGAGAGCCGCAACCGGCTCGGCCCTTGTCTGCTTACCTCGGCTCGCATGAATCAACTTTACTGGCGGCGCTCCCTTGATCGTTCCTATCGTCAAGCTGACCATCTCACCACCGTTGTTTGATTCCGCAATCATCCGGTCAGCTTTCCACTTGTTGTAGACCGTCACCGAGGCCGCTGCCCACTGATGCGGCGAGCCCTGCAACGTTGCGTCCTCAAGAATGAAACCATGCCGCTCGGGTGTGTCCTTACAATCACAAATCCCAACTCCCGCCGCAACTATTCCCGCCTCGTCTCCACCGCTCGTAGTAGAAGGGTCAACGCTGACCACAATGCGCTCAAACCGTAAAGGCGTCTGCGTTACTCTCAGGCTTTCGATCTGCTCGCTTGTCCACAACGCGCCGGGGTTGTCTTCCTTATCGATTGCAAGAATTTCTTGCTCATAATCCAAGCGGCTCATGTCCGCCGTGATATCACTCAGGGCCTCTTCGGAGATATGCGGATTGTCGAAACTTGAGAAGTGAAACGTAGCCCAACGCCCGGTTATGTCCTGTCCGGCTTTCTTGTAGAGCTTGGCCGCATGCATCTTGTCTTTGGCTTTGCTTGTTGACCTCGCTCGACGTGAAGGCGGGGTGTAGATAAACACCGCGTCCCCGTTATTGTCCAGCAACATCGGGGCACCCACTAGCTTCCAGGTGTCCTCATCCATCAACTGCCACTCATCAAGGATTAGGTAATCGGCGTAGTCCCCGCGCAGAGTGTCAGGGTTCCACGCCGTTTTCGCTCTAAGCCGTTGTTCCGTTCCCGGCTTCTCAATGATATGCTTCGTTTCATTCTTGTAGAGCCGCCCTGCGTCTGTGTCGCTCTCAAGAGCGTGCTTAACCTCATACCAGAACCGATCAACCTGATCTTGGGTAGGAGCTGCGTAGAGAACCCGCCGACCGGCCGCAAACCGCTTCACGGCGTCAATAGCTATCCCGACCGTCTTTCCACCGCGACGACCGGCTCTAATAACCTTGCGCTTGACCGTTGAGTCGATGAACGGCTGCTGCTTAGAGTGGGGAGTCCGAAGATTCAACCTGAGTGGGCCACTACGCTTCGGAACCTTCCCCGCCCTCGCCTCACTGGCTACACGGAAGATAGCAGCTTCATCGCCTATTCGGTCTATTTCGGATTGGGGAGACATTTGAAGGTTAGGACGGTACGGCTTCAATCGCGACTATGTCTGGACCGTCATCGCAGCTACATCGACGGAGGCTCTTAAGACATCTCGCACACATCAGCACCGTCATACACTCACCGCCTTAAGCGCGGCACGGACGCCATCCAATATTAATCTCGATGGAGATAATCACAAAACTGAGTCCTTTGAAGCCATCATCGAGCGACAGAATAACGCCTAAGCCAAAAGAAGGACCGCCGAGCTGTTTCGCGGGAAATCGTCGTACTTCAAAAACTCTGCGCATTCGCCCAGCCGGGAGAGTATCGTAGTCGATTGAGGATTGGGGAGTCATATTCGGCTCAATAGGTACGCTGCTAAAATAATCACAGCCACACCTAACAAGTGCCGCTCAATTCGCGCTCCACAACGCTGACAAACATAGTTCATACGCTCACCCGATGTGGACAACTCAACTCACAATGCTTTGGGCGATGGCGCGGACAGTAGGTTGTGCGATTCGATTCGGCGAGCACTGGAATTAAGTCCACTTTGGGAAGCGGTAACGCCATGTCCAGCTCGGGATCAATCACGCCCTTACCGCGCCGGGAGATTATTGAACCATCGGCTGCGAGATTGTGCCTCACCCGTTTGGGCTTACTCACCGACCTACCGTCTGTCTGTATGTCCGTATCACACGCAGCATGTATCACAGAACTCTTTTTCGACGCGGTACCCGGCGAGATGGGTTTATCACAGACTAAACACGCGTCCCGTTCTACCGCTCCCCGACTCCGTTCAGCTATCGGCTCTTGCGGCTGCCTCTGATAGCGATCTAGTATCGACTCTTCAACTGCCCGCGTTATCGTCTCCCGATTATCCCGGACCATCGAATCGAGCGCCGCCCCGGCTTCGGGCGAAATCATCACCTGAATTCGTCTTAGTAGCTTAGTATCTGACATATCTGCATACTAACATACTTAGTAGCTATGTGTCTACTGTACCAACTCGCTCGCCAACCGACCCACCTCCGGCACTATCGGACTGCAAAATTCCACTGCTTCAGCACGTGTTGCGCCGGGGTGACGTTCCAGGTAACTGGCTATTACGGCGTCGGCAGTAATACGGTCTCGATCATTAACTGCGGGTATCTGCTCCCAGCCTTTGATCTTGCACAGTTGCGCGATCGCGGTCTGACTTGAGTGCAGCTCTACCTCGATCACTTCAACCGGCGTTGCGTCTTCGCCAGAACCTTCAATCACCCGCTTACACTTGATTTTCTTGATCAGATGACCCAGCCGATACCTACGCAGATGATCCAGACTGAATCGACCCGACTCGTCAAACAGGTCGGCCACATCAGCCCGAGCGTGCGCGGCGAGTATTTGCAGCGCTTCATCTGAAGTTATTCGTTCTTCTGATAATCGTTCCTCGATAAATTGCTTGATCTTATACTTCCTTAGATTGCCATGTCCGACTACTCCAAGCTGATTGTCATCACCCTTATAGCCTGCTAGCCGCGCCGCTTCCGTCGCATTACCTGTTTCCAGATAAGCGTTTACCCAGCGCTGTTGCTTCAATGTTAGTTCATTACTCACCATTTCACCCATCGCGGAGTCCGTAGGGCTACCGTCCCATTTCTTTTCACCACCAGCTTGACCTGATTCACATTCACCGGCGCAAGCACCTGAATCATTCGCTCGATTAGAGCGACCGGCCAGCCCGCTTGATGAAACAGTCCAATAACCTC